AGGGATACCTCAGCTGGCTCGCCGACACTGGTTGGCGCATCGCCACGATGCCCGATGGCAGGCCCGGGGTGGAATGGGATGCCGAGGTGTCGTTCGGCGGCACCCCGATCCGCGCCGTCGTTGACTGCATCTACACCAACGGCAGCGACCTGATCGTCGTTGACTACAAGACCGGGTCACGCACCCCATCCGGCTTCACCCAGTTGGGTTTGTACGCCTCGGTGGTGGAGCGGGCGCACGGTGTGCGACCGCAGTACGGCGGCTTCTACATGACACGTTCCGCCCGACTCGACGACCTCGTCGACCTCACGCCGTGGGGCATGGACTTCTTCGACTACAGCTTCGGCGCGATGAACGCGCAGCTCGACACCGGGTACTACGCCCCGAACGTTTCCGACCACTGCAGTTGGTGCAACGTCCGCGACTACTGCTACGCCGTGAACGGCCCAAAGTCCGATCCGTACCCGCTACAAATACAGGAAGGAAAGTAGATGAGTAACACCACCGAGTCACCCTTCAGCTTGACGCTGAAGGTGGGCGCAAACAACGACCTGCTCACGGGTCGAGCGGATACCGTCGACGAGATGAGTATCCGCATCCAACAGTTGCAAGCACTCGCGCAGCAAATGCAGGGTGTATCACAGCCTGTAACACCAGCGCCGCAGCCTGAGCCGACTCATGCGCAGGCTGTTGCCGCTGTCGTCGACGCCGGCATGGCGGCGGAGACGGTCACGCCCGGCGCGATCGAAGTGAAGGAAGATCAGTGGGGCAACAAGTACACGCGTGGCAACCCGGACGCTGGCTCCTGCGTCCACGGCCCACGCATCGTGAAGAACGGCACCAACCGTTCCGGCAAGACGTACAAGGCTTTCGTGTGCGTGAACGATTCACCGTTCCGTGAAGGCAAGTACGACAAGAGCGCAATCTGCGAAATCGCTTGGCCCCCACGGCGATAACAGATGCGCTCACTCCTTCACGTTGTCCGTGGTGTCACTGACGCCGGTAAAGATCTGCCCGAGATCTTGCCGCAGTTGACCACTGCTGACATCAAGTTCCGTCGAGGCCAGCTGGCTCTGATTGCGGGGCAGCCCGGTCGAGGTAAGACGCTGCTTGCGTTGTGGTACGCGGTTCGCTGCGGCGAACCTGTGCTGTACATCTCGGCGGACTCCGACATGGGCACGGTCGCTAACCGTGCCGCAGCCGTGTTGATGAACAAGACGGTGTCGGACGTGAAGGACATGCGGGAGTCGGAGGCAGCCAGTGAGGTGGAAGCTGAGCTGGCTGCCCTGACTCGCCGCTTAAGGATCGATCCCGATCCGAACCCCACAATCGACGGGATCTACGAAGAAGTGCTGGCGTTCGTGGAACTGATGGGCACAACGCCGTCCATGATCGTGATCGACGTGCTGATGAATGTGCATGCCGACCACGACAACGAGTGGACGGGCATGCGTGACGCCATGAGTGCGTTCCACACGCTCGCTCGGGAAAGTGAATCAGCGGTGGTGGTGTTGCACCACACCAGCGAAGACTCCAGCTCACCGACTCGGCCCGGCCCCATGAAATCGATCATGGGGAAGGTGAACCAGCTGCCCGAGTTGGTGCTGACGGTGGCGATGGATGGCGACCACTACAACATCGCCGCTGTGAAGAACCGTGACGGTTCCGCTGACCCGAAGGCCGAGAACCCGATCACTGTCTATGTAGACGCTCCGTCGATGTCGTTGTTCAACACCCACGACCAGTTAGCAATGCATAGGAGCCGACGAACATGGACATGACACTTCCGAACTGGGAACGAGCGAATTGCCTCGGCACCGACCCTGAGGCTTTCTTCCCACCTAGCGGCATCACGACTGACCTGCAAGCAGCGAAGCGTGTGTGCGCTGCTTGCCCGATCATGGACGAGTGCGCCGAGTGGGCCATCCGGCATGAGTCCGATGGCTTGTGGGGCGGGCTGATGCCCACTGAGCGGCAACGGATCCGCAGTGAGCGTGGCATCACGCTGGAGCAGCCGCACCACGCGATCACGCTGCCGCACCACAAAGTGGATGCGGCATGAGCGCAGCCGGGAAACGCAAAGGCTCCCAGTGGGAGCGTGATGTGGAAGAGCACTTGAATGTGAGCGGCCTGAAGGCCCGTCGGTTGCCTCGTGCCGGGTCGAAAGACATCGGTGACTGCGTCATCGAAGGCAAAGACTTCGACATCGTGGTCGAGGCGAAGAACACGAAGACAGCGTGGGCGTCGATGGCGCAGTACCTGCGTGAAGCGGACGTTGAAGCGTGCAACTACGAGTTGAAGTACGACAAGCCCACCGTCGGTGTGGTCGCCACGAAAACTCGGCAGAAGGGTGCGGGCGAGGGCCGCATCGTGTTGACGATCGACCAATTCATCAACCTGCTGCGTTGGGGTGGTGTCGCATGAGCGACGACAAAGAGCAGCAGCTCGTTGCAGTGTTCGACCATTACGAGCTGCCCGAGCCACGGTACGGGGAGCAGATGTTCAAGTGCCCTGTGCATGACGACCGCAAACCCAGCGCATCAGTGAACCGATCGAAGGGCTTGTGGCATTGCCACGCCTGCGGTGCTGGCGGTGACGCCATCGCCCTGCTACAAGCCAACGAAGGCTGGGGCTACAGGCAGGCCGCCGAGTTCCTCACTCAACTGACGGGCGGTCAGCCCGCCGCTGAGGTGAAGCGCCGCAAGCCGAAGAAGTCCAAGCGGTGGATCCCGCCGAACCTGCGGAGGGCCATGTGACCACGCTAGAAACCAGCGGCGACAAGAACATCGAGCGGTATGTGATCGCTCGTCTGCGGCAGATGGACATGGGTGTCAACTACATCCCGTTCCCCAGCTTCAGCGAGGTCGACTACTTCATGGCCGACAGTGAGGCGGCGCGAGGGTTCCTTGAAGTGAAGTCGAGGAAGCCCACGCTGATCGATCTTCAGGCACGGCACCCCGATGGTGTGCTCCTGAAACGCAGGAAGTACGAGGCATGTAGCACATTGGAGACGGTGTTCCGTCTCCCGGCGTGGGTGCTGTTCGCGTTCGGCTCCGGCAGGGACTCCCTCGCTGCATGCCGCCCGCACTTGCTGCCGCCTCGTGCGTCGTTCCAGACCGGGCGCAGAGATCGAGGTCTTGCCACCGACGAGGAACCCGTCGTCCTCATTCATTGGAGCGAACTGGAGGTGTGGGCGCAGTGACAACCATCATCGGCATCGACGACCTACGTAACTGTGAACTGGTTGCCGACTCGCAAACGTCGTCGGACAACAGGCCGTACCGGCACAGCAACCTCGGGAAACTTGTGCGTCGAGGTGACTACCTCATCGGTGCAGCTGGCTCCGGGTTGGCGTGCGACATCACGCAGTATGTGTGGTCGCCGCTGCCGTACGACGGCAGCGACCCGGCGCACTTCGTGCGTAGCCAACTGGTGCCCGACCTGCGGGGCACTCTCGACACCAATGACTGGCAAGTGAACGTGGAGAAAGACGACACGTTGCAGCTGCTGATCGCTGTCGCTGGGCATGTGTTCCAGATCGAGTCCGACTTCACCGTGCTGATGCGAAGCGACGGGCTGTATGCGATCGGCTCGGGTGCTGCGTACGCCATCGGCGCACTGGAGGCAGGTGCCTCACCGAATGAGGCGTTGCAGATCGCCGCTCGCAATGACATCTACACCGGCCTGCCCGGTGAGCGAATGATTCAGGAGAAGCCATGATCGAACTGTTCCTCATGTCGCCGACTGGTGACATCCCCAAGTACGAAGTGCCCGCCGTGTACCGGGAATACGAGGCGTGCGTAGCGGAACGGGAATCCAACAGCCGACCGCGTGCCGTCAACCCGACCGGCAAGTACCGGGGCATGTACCAGTTCAACGATGCGCTCGCCGATGGCACAACGTGGCACATTATCGACTGGCTCGACACATGGCACCCGAAGCCGAAGAAGTACGCAGCTGCGCTGCGTGACATCCCCATGAACAAATGGCCCGCCGAAGTGCAGACGGCGGCGTTCGTGGCAGTGCTCGACGGGCACGACGCCGACCGCCGTTGGGCCGGTAAGTCCCATTTTGCTGGTGGAAGGTGGCATTGCTGATGAACATTGAGATGCGTGGCTACGCCGACGTGCGGGCCGATGCGCGAACCGTTAAGGATCTTAGAGACTTGGTCAGTTTTCTTAACGAGAACCGTGTGCGTGACGACGTGAAGATCGACTGGTCGTCGGGTTTCGTGTACGTCCTCGTGGTCGAAGACACAGAAGGTGACTTCATCGAGTGCGGTGAACACATGGGTGACGACCGTGCCTATCACGTTCTTCTGGAGACACACAGCCACGACGATGACGACGGCGAAGTTGTGTGTGAGAAGTGCGGTGGTGAGAGCAGCGACAACGTTTACCACCTGCATCGAGGCAAGTACCTATGTGTGGCCTGCTTCCGCAAGCAGCTGCCCGAGAACTACGAGGAAGCGTTGGAGATGAGCCTCGATGGATGAGGATGAAGCTTTCTCCAAGTGGCTCGCTGATGGTGCGGCGGCAGGCTGGATCAGCCTGCCCGTGTGCATCACACACGACGCATTCCCCGCCCGAGAATGGGAGGAATTCGCTCTCATTAACGGTGCTGACCCGTGCGTCTTCATGATCCGGGTGTGGAAAGACGGCATGGAAGACGCAGACCCGGACGAGATGATGGAGTTCTGGCTGTCCGATGAAACCGAATAAGAAACTCACCGACATGTGGACTCGGGCAGCTGAGTCCTACCACATAGAACTGGACGGCAGCCCCGCCGAGGAATACCTCGACCAGCGTGGCCTGCTCGACTCGGCAGACAGGTTCATGCTCGGGTTCGTTGCCGAGCCAGCACCCGGTCACGAGGACAGGTTCACCGGCATGCTGTCGATCCCATACATCACACCCCTCGGTGGTGTGGTCGGGTTCAAGTTCCGTGCCCTCGACCCGAACGTCGACAAGCGATACCGATACAACTCACCGACCGGGCAAGCGCACCACCTGTACAACGTCGACGCTCTCGCCGACGCAGTCGACTCGATCCTCATCGTCGAGGGTGAACTGGATGCGATCGCTGCCACGCAGGCAGGTTTCCCCGCTGTCGCTGTGCCCGGCACGCAAGGGTGGAAGAAACACTTCCGTCGCTGCTTCGACGGCGTCGACAAGGTCATCGTCGTCACTGACAACGATGAAGAGAAAGACGACGGCTCCAATCCCGGTCGGGAACTGGCGGAGAAGCTGATGCGTGAACTGACGCAGTCGGTACGCGTGTCCCTTCCGAGCGGGCACGATGTGAACAGTACGATTTTGTCGTACGGAGCTGAGCACTTCGCCGAACTTGTCGGCGCTGTTAAGTAGGAGGCTTCGTGTATCCACCGCCGCCATTCGCGCCGCCATTCGGGTTGAGTACCGACGAGCTGATCGAGTATCACCGCCGATCCACGAACTATGCACGCTTCCGCATCGCTGATGCGGGTGCTCGTGAGTACGACGAGCAGGATCACCAGAAGATCGAGGAGTATGACCCGCCGCGCATGCTCCTAGAACTGAGGCAGGAGATCGCTGACGCGATCAACTACCTCGTCGGCCTCGACCTCCAGCTCGGTCGGTGGCAGCGGCGTATCGAGGAGATCAACACATGATTCCAAGTGTCGTGTTCGACATCGAAACCACCGACCTGAAAGGGCTGATGGGCAGGATCCTGTGCTGCTCGTTCCTTGACGGCAGCACGGGTGAGGTGACCACGTTCCGTGCCGACGAGAAGCCGTGGAAGGGCCGCAGCAAGATCGACGACAGCAAACTAGCGGTCGCTATCCGTGAGCATCTGGAGCAGTACAAGCTGATCGTCGGGCACAACAGCAAACTGTTCGACATCCCCTTCATCAACGCTCGCCTCGCCAAGTACGGGGAGCGGCCCGTGAATGTGGAATGGCACATGGACACACGCTGGTACTTGAACTCCGCCTCGATGCGGATCGGTTCGGCGAAGCTCGACAACGCCCAGAAGTTCTTCGAACTGGGTGAAGCGAAGACACCCATCTCGTGGGAGCAGTGGCAGTTGGCTGCCACGTTCGACAAGCCTGCGATGGATGAGGTCGTGTACCACTGCGAGCAGGACGTGAAGGTGCTGCACGAGTTGATCCCGCACGTACTCCCGTACGTCAAGAATTTGCACAGGTGATTGCAGGATGATTGAGGCAGATGATCCGATCTGGATCGACGTGATCGAGTTGTCCGCTGTGGCGGCGCGCCCGATCAGCCGGAAGTTCTCCGGCTGGGTTGAGGATGAGGATCTGCGGCAGGTCGCCAACGAGTGGTGCGTGCGTAGGCCGGAGAAGATCCACGAGTATCTGGTGCGGGACACGCAAGAGGAACGCAAGCAGGGTGAAGCTGCGCTGATCAAGACTCTGCGTCGAGTGTGCGAGAAGCATGCACGCAAGGAGAAAGCGGAACGTTCCGGCTACCGGCCCGAGGATGAGTACTTCTATCGGGACGTGGTGATCGAGAAGATCATCGAGATCATTTACCACGGCGGCATCGACATGGCGGGGCAAGTGTTCGACCCAGCTGATGTGGGCGGTAAGCGGAAGACGAAACCGAAGAGTGAGGGCGGCGACATGTTGGCGATGATCGCTGACGTGGAGGCTGCGTTGAAGCAGCTGGACATTCGCTCGTACGCCATCCTCGTTGCCCGGTACGGCGACGGTGTCACGTTGAGTGACATCGGTAGGGATCACGGGATTTCCCCCCAGCGGGTCGAGCAGCTCTCTCGCCGGGGGATGCGGAAACTGATCGACATTCTTGGTGGCAAGAATCCCGGCTAGTTTCCGGCACAAAAAAAGAGAGGCGGGGCCATGTGTGGGATGGCCCCGCCTCGTTTGTTACTGGTCGAGTTTCTTCACCCAGTCGGGTTGATACATCTTCATGATCGCCATGCCTGTGCCTGCTGTCTCGGTGCGGTGCGCCGAGACGAGGTGGCGGCTGGCCTTGTCGGCTTGGTTGCGTGTTGTCCACGGGCCGACGCTGACGTACGGCCCGCCCGCCAGTGGTCGGGCGACCACGATCCACTGGTCACGGGTGGCAGCCACTTGCTCGTACGCCTCGATCGCAGCTTTGGCGGCGTCCTCGACGCTGTCGTACTCCTGCTCCAACGCTGCGGCTACTGCCTTGATGTCACGTCTCATGCTGCTGTCCCTTCATTGGGGTGCCGAGGAGGCGGGGAGGAAGGGAGTACTCACCCGCCCCCTCGGCGGTCTGGTTACACGAGAGCCAGAGCGGCATCCCATGCGCGCTGCTTGAACGTGACATCACGTCCCAGCAGGATCCGTTCGGCGTTGTTGCCTCGGGCGTCGTAGTCGCTGTACTCCACGGCCCCGTGGAACAGGGCAGCGACAGTGCCCTCGATGTTCTTGTTGTGCGCCCCGTGGATGCGACCGAGTAGGTCTTGCTGCCGCTTCGTTCCGGCGTTGACCTGCCGCTGCGTGGCCTTGCCACGGGGAGGCATCGGTGCCACCTGATTCACGAACGCGTTCGTGCGTGCCGTGTTCACCGTGGTGTTCAGCATCCGGTCGATGCCGTCGGCGTACTCGTCGAACCATTGGATCTCGTTGAGTACAGCAGCACGCACATGCTGCACGCGCTCCGCCGCCGACGTGGTGTGCCGGATCGACATGATGCTCTTGCCCAGCTGCGTCAGGCGGGGGATCTGGTTGGCGCAGAACAGCCGCTCAGCGATAGCCCGCACCGAGTACGCACCCGACCCGTCGTGGGTGGTGGAGAACAGCACCCGGGCGTGGTGCTGATCGGTGAGGCTGATCTGCTTGGACAGGCGAGCGATGATGAATGCCCGCTGCCCGTCGCCGAGGGTTCCGGCTTGTTCGAACGTCTCGATGAAGCCCTCATCGTGGAGGTACTGCAACGGTTCGAACGCGTCAGCGTTCTGGATGGGGGTGTACCGCTCACCGACCACGCCGAGTGGGGTGAGTGTGTCCATGCGGACGACGCCGGACTGGGCGAAGTCGACACGGGTGACGCCGTCGGGGGTGACGACGTTGGATTGCAGGTCGTGCAGGGCGACCTCGTAGTCGAGGCCGCCCGCCGTGATCACCTCCCCGAGGCTGCTGGTGGTGGTCACGTCAACCAGCGTGCGGTTGAGTGCGTTCGCTTCACGGATGAGTGTCATCCGACTCACTTCCTTTCCTTGTTGGTGTAACTGCTAGGTGTAATCATGCCACGTCCCTCTGACATCCTGCATTCGCTGCATAGGAGGTCGTGTCGGGCGTGGTTGTAGCCGTGCTCGTAGCCGTAGTCCCGGCCCATTGAGTGGGCGAGGATCCAGCTGCCTGCGATGACGGCGAGGAGCAGGATGACGTAGCCGCTCATGCTTCCTCCATCCATACGCGTAGATCCTCGATCATGTCCATGACTGCGTCATGGATAGCGACACGCTCATCGTCAGGCTCAACGAATCGTGTGTACTGGAAGTTCTCTGACTTCTCCATCGCTCGCAGTTTCTCCGCCAGCGTCCGATAGTTCACGCTCATGCTTCCTCCCTTGAGCAGCCCTCGCCCACCTTGCACAGGTAGACGGGCTGCCTATCGCTGTAGTGGTAGGGCATCGCTGCCCACGCTGAGACCATTTGGTCGCAGCATTCGACGTACCTCATGTCGCTCATGCTCACGCCACCCTCTCGTTGAACGCCGCCACCGCAGAGTCGAGCGTCGAGCAGTAACGACCCGTGCTGGCGATCACTTGACCCTCACGCACCG